TACGAACTTGGTTCTTGAGAATGAACCAGGGCTTACAACTCCACCTTGTTGTGCTTCTTCATCAACAGACATTTTGTCCCATTCAGTTTTGCAAATTGCGTAGGCTTGTCCTTCTACATCGTATTCATTAGCTATTTCGCTAATACAAGCGCTGATATATGATTGTTCGTCCTGACTTTCTGTCGGTTTTGGGATAGGCATATTAAATAGGTTTTTTTGCTTTTGATTTTAGGGCTTTATTCTCTTCGTGTAGTATATCTATTTTAGTTTCCAAAGCTTGGATTTTAACATTCAAACTCTCAATCTCAGTCTTAAGGTCTCTAATGATTTGAGCATATAAGTTTACACTCAACTCCAAGTTCTTTAAGACAACAGAGTCAGTCTCAGCATTAGTTCTTCTCTTACCTGCAAAAAACGCTGCCAGTCCTGTTATACCATTTGTTAAAAATAATAATATAGTTTCGTTCATAAGTTATATTTTACCAATCTCCACAACAATCGTATTCGTGTCCCCAATAAGCTTGGATATTTCCGTTTAATGCTCCTGGCATTTTTCTTAAACCTGGTGTAAAGAATATTCCACCAAAGTAGTTTTGTTTTGAGTTTGGCATACCATCTTGTGATGTAAAGCTGAAGTACCAAGGGTAATCATTTGGAAATGCTTGTATTCTATCCATCATCCTTTGAGCATAGAAGTTATATCTACTCAACTCAATATCTCTTAAATAAGACATTCCTTTGATGTCTACAGCGTTTCCTTGCTCACTTGCACCCACCTGGATTCCCTTATTCATTTTTCGAGACCATATTTCAGGCATTACCTCAAAATATGCTCTGTGTGTAAGGTACGGTGCGATGTATTCGTTTAACATTATTTGGTCTGCTTGAGACATCGTAGCTCCTGATAGTTGAACTGACTTTACTAAGTTAGTATAATAGTCATAACCTTTGGTTCCTAGCAAAACTTGCAAACCGAGTTCCTGTGCCATAAATACCCCGCTCGTTAATAAGGCTTCGTCCGTGTTTTGATTTATTGTCGTAAATGCCTTCAATTTTGATTGACTCAAAAGTAATACTGTACTCATCGTTATATTCCTTGTGTTTTATCAACTATCGCTTGCTCTTGTGTAGGCAATAATTGGTTCTGTTCTATCCCTAAATTGATAGTTTGTTTATCTCTTAAAAATAACACCTTTTCAAATATCTTTAACATAGATTCTTGTGTTGGAATAATAACAGTCTGTAAGAACAAATCATAAGCGTCTAACATCTCTGCTCTACCTCCAAGTTGTCCCGAAGTCTTAATTCCAAGAATCATCGGTGAGGTTATACGATGGGCGGTAAGGATAGTTTGTTCTATTTGAGGAGCCATATTAGCATACCAAGCATCACTAGCGTTATTTGGTATTGGAACAATATCAGGAGCACTCTCTGCGTTTTCACTAAAGAAAAGGAAGAACTTACCCGCATTATTTGTTGAAGTATATTTGGCTTCAAGTTGTCTTTGTATCATCGTCATCTCGTCCTCATTTGGTGTTCCGTTCTTAAATGAAACAGCCATAGAAGGCATCATACTATTTTGTGTATTACAAAGATGGAAGTTTTTAATTTCTATATCTAATTGAACTGTTACAATCCCCGCAACCCAGTCAGGAGCTGTATAATAGTCCATACCAGGAATGTATTTTTTTGTATAAAGGATTTGTGAGGCACCATCTTCACTATTCGTCATATTGAAGGCTGGTATTTCTACAGGCTTAAACTTTTGTTGGTTATATTGAGTTCCCTTCCAATCTACAGAATACCAATAAGTTCCTGTATTACCGAAGACATCTTGCTTACCTGCTCTTAATCTTGAGAAGTCAGTATGATAAAACTCGGCTATTCCACCATCATTAGATTTTACAATATTTAATGCGAATCCGCCAAAGAGCGATTGGTCTAAAACACATTTCTCGAAGACCTCATATACCGTCTCGTTTCTATTAGCCATAGCTAACGCTCCAGGGTCTCCTTCTTTAACAATTAAGTTCTTACCTTTAACACCATAAATAATTGCGTTTAGACACGCTCTATTGATTGAGCTATATTGGTAAAGGGCTAATAGGTGATTTGGAAATAAATTATCATCACCATAATATACCCACGGCTTATTTTTCACAACTTCTTGATATTGAGGTACTGCCGCTGGCATACCGAACTCTTGAATGTGAATGCTATTTTTTAATTTTGTATCGCTCATTACTAATAAATATCTAAAGTTTTCATTTTATCCATATCAATACTTGTTTGATAGGTAGTTAAACATCGTTCCCATCTGTCCGTCAGTAAGTTTTTTACTAAAGAAGAATTGTTCTGTGTTAAAATCTATACCTCCGTCAAACATTAAACTAAAGATAGGGTCTGTTGAAACATAGGCACTACCAAGAGATGTTCCTGAAGATGTAATACTCCCATTCTCCCATAGCTCAAAGTTTATATTACTACCTGAATTATATGAACGGATTGCTACAGCAGTCCAAGCAGAATATGTAATATTAGTTTCTAACACAATTGCCCCGCCATTCTGTGTTCTATTTTGAAACCTCCAAACAAAACCAGGTAAGTTAGGGTCAATCACAAGTGAGAACGATTGACCGCTAGGCCATCCAGGATTATCTGCTGCCACAAAGATTTTACCTCCTCTTTGAGAAACTACATCATCATAAACAAATCCAAACCAAGTATATTCACCAACATTTGAGTAATCCCCACCTTGATTTTTAAGTTGTGTTGCGTTTGTTTGAGATGTTCCTGAAACACCTAAATAACCTGTTGCGTTATAGACAGGCCCACCAGGGTCAGCAGAGAATACTACAGAAGCAATCTTATCTGTTGCTGTGGATACACTACTTCCATTAAATGTTAAAGTTGAAGCATCTGTAAAGTCAATCCACCATAAAGCACCTAATGCTAATGGAGTATCAGGTGGTGGTGTAGATGAAGGGGTTGGCGTGTTCGTAGGAGTTTTCGTCATAGTCGGTGTATTCGTCTGTGTTTGTGTTGGTGTGATAGTTGGTGAAGCAGTATTGGTAGGGGTGCTATTCGGTGTTCCTGTATTCGTTGGTGTAACACTTGGTGTATTTGTATTTGTTGGAGTGTTAGTAGGAGTAGCGGTTGGTGTCTTCGTCATAGTAGGCGTAGGCAAAGGTGTTGTATCACCTGATATGCATAACTCCTCTTCCTCACTTACATAAATGATATTTGAGAAGTCTTCATCATTAGAAATATAAGGTTCAAAGAAACAATCGTTAGTGTTATTATCGACCATTAAAATAGCTCTACCACTCTCTAATTTATTATAGGCTAAAGCTATGTCCGTATTTGTTGAAGACACCTGCTCATAAACAGAATAATACCACTGACCCAAATCATTACCGAACCATATTTGAGGTGGAACTGTTGATAGATTAACATTACCCGTCTCAACAAATCTAAACTTGTCGTATCTTACATTTGATGTAATAACTTCAGGAATAAATGATATTCTCTCCTTACTGGCTATATTCTGGAATGAGAATAGGTAATAAGGATTCGGTAGTGTCTTATTCATAGACACAGTTGCAATAATGTTATTTACCTGGTTCTTCCTTATTATCAACATATTCGCTTATTATGTAGTGTGCGTCAAGTTTATCGTCCATCAATAGAAATAATATATTCATTAGATATTAGTTGTTGTTCCTGAAATTATTGATGGAACCCAAGAACATAAGTTTATGTTCCCTTGTAATGTTATAATCTCTTGTTTTTGGTTTTCACTTAAACAATCAAATATATCATTATTGATAATAACACCAAATCCAATAGGAGTTTTTGTTCCTGTTTCAAGGTTAAACTCACAAATAGGATTTGTTCCATTTTGCCAAGTTATAGTTAAACCATCTTGAGTTGGAAATCCTTTACAGGTGTTTATTTGTGAAATAAGATTTAGACCATCTATTTCATTAGCATATACAATATAGTTCATATTACCAAGTATTATAAGCCCATTTAGTTTTTAGATAAGTAATAACATTATTTCTTTCCGTTGTTGTTAATACTTTACCATAGACGATAATTTCACCTACATAACCAACAATAGCTGCGGCTCCGTCGTTATTAGCACCTACAGATATAGCGGCTACATTATCAGGTATAGTTCCAGCGCCACCACTTGCGTTATAAGTTATATCATTTACAGACCCACTAAATGCTCCAGCTGTTGTTCCTGATACAAAACCTAATTGATAGTTATTTTTACCACCTACTGTATCACCAGGAGAGCTGAAATAGAAACTGAATGCGTTATTGTCTGCTCCAAATAATAATGACCTATTATAAGGAAGAGTTGCTGTTCCTTGATAAGCTCTATATTTACCAACATATACAGGAGGGGCTTGGTCTGTATAATTGAATATTAAATCATTACTACGAGTATTAGCTAAATAACCAACATAAAAATATGTAAATCCACTATCACTAAATGATGTTCCTGTTGTTCTTATCAAACTATCACCACCATCAAAATAGATATATGAATTACCACTCCAAGAAGGTAATGTTGAACCAGTTGTTAAGGTTGGTTGTGCTGATGCTGTTGATTGAGTTAAATTATAGTTATTACCTGATTTATCATTCCATCTTTCTATAAAGCCAGTTCCTGTTCTCTTCGTAATAGTTGTAGCATCATTAGCATCATACCAAGTTCTCAATTGACTAATACTTGAAGGACTAAATGCTGGTGTTGTTGCGCTAGGGGTTGGCGTGGTAGTTGTTGTTGTTGTATTGGTAGGCGTGTTTGTATTAGTTGGAGTGTTAGTAGGTGTGCTCGTTGGATTAGGCGTATCTGTGGGTGTGGGTGTTGGAACTGGTGAAGCCCACTCATCGTATCTCCATTTGTCTCTTAAATAATTTTGGACTTGTTCTATTTCAGCTTGTGATAATACACGATTAAAGAACATAAACTCACAGAACTCGGCATTATTATTAGTATTAGTAGCAAATGTTCCACCTGAAGTAAAGTTTGTTCCAATAGCAATTTGGTTAAAGTTATTAGCCACAGAATTACCTGTAAAGAATTGTGTGCCTGTTAAACCAGATTGGTTTAATTCTAACTCAATATACCCTGTTGGATAAGGGCTTGTTTGAGCCAATAAATACTTATTATTTATATTTGTTGCGCTGTATGCGAATGATGTAGTAATACCCGCACCTTGTTTTCCTATCGTAATAGAGGCTATATTTGAGTTTCCAAATGTTGTTATAAAATTATTAGGAACATTACCAGCATCTAAACCACCTGTAATTGTATTTCCACTAACTAATCTATAAAGAACACCAAAGGCATCAGGAGTTGCTCCTGTATTGATATATCGTCCATTAGGTGATGTAAATACGGCAAAGGTTGTTCCGCCTGATTGAGGTATTAAAGTCGAGTCAAAACGCTGTGATAAGTATTTGGTTGTTCCTGATACAGCTGAACTCAAAAATCTAACAATAAGTGGAGCTCCTGGTATTTGACTTGAACCAGACCATATAGGAGCAGTATTGATTGTAGCCGCTGATAAAGTTTTTTGGTATGTTCCAATACTTCTCCAATTAGAAACATAGTTTGTTCCACCTGAAGTGATATAATCTATTGAACCTAAATTAGTGGCGTCATACCATAAAGCAGGTGTTTCAGGTAAAATGTATGGAGTTGAAGAAGGAGTTAAAGTAGGTGTGCTTGTAAAAGTTGGTGTGGGGGTACTTGTTGATGTTGAAGTAACAGTCGGTGTAGGTGAAGGAACAGGTGCTCCACCTTGAGGAACAACACCAGCTTGTTGTCCGTCATTCTCCATTTGTCTTGGCACCAAATCAACTCTTCTATACTTTGACTTCTTTGCGTCCCAAGCATCAAAAGCATTAGCATTTAATGGTGTCTTCCCGTTTTTTCCTACTAAACCTGGTTGATAATAATAGGTCTGTTGTTTCCCTAATACCCCCCAAGTTTTTTTACCGATATTATTTCTCATTTGATAATTTGGCTAAATAAAGGGGGACATAATCCCCCTTCATTATTATTTTTATTAGCAAGAACAATCTACTAAACTCAAGCCTACTAATGTAGAACTTAAAGTGTTAGCTAATATTTTAGCAGGTTCTCTCTCAAACCCTTCTAACATAATTGTATAAGCTGAACGGTCTGCAAAGGCAGTTCCAGTTTCAGCATTTCCGCTACTTAATGCGAGACCAAAGTCTTCGCCTAAATAAAAGATACTTCCTTCGTTTGTCTCAACAAATACCTTTAAGTTGGTATTTTGAGCAAGAAGTTTAATTTGGTTTCTAGTGCTTTGTTGCAACTTAAGGAATACTAGATTCACTTGTTGGTTATACACCACAGTACCATTCTCTAAACTTGCTTGTATGTTTTCAACAAAATTAGAAGTGTTCTTTTCAACTTGGAACTGATAAACAGTTCCACCTGTCGCACCGACTGTTAGGATTTCTTGGTCTCCGTTTTCTGTTGTACCAGTTACACAACCAGCAACAATATACGCAGCCTTAATACCACCAACAGAATCTCTGCAACCTTTACACACATTAGATGTGATAAAACAAGATGAGAAGCTCATAATTTCTATTTTTTAATTTTTAGTTCCATACGGAACAAGTTTAGTTTATGATAATCCGTTTTGGATTACGAATTGAGGCCAGGCCAGCTGTACCCCGATTTTAAAATTACTTCTCAAACGTACCTCGTCAAAATCAACAGAGTAGAACATTTTAAGAGTATCTTGGTCGCTTAATAAATCGACTCCCATAACTGCGTATCCTGCAGGCATAAGAACTAATTTATTGCTTCCGTTTAGACCTCCTACTGGATGCACCAAAATATTTGTTGCTGGATGGAATGTCTTAAAATCTTCGTAAGAAGACTCTGGATTGTAGTGGTAGTAGTTCGCTGTTCTATAGTTGATTAAGTATTTTCTATAGTTTGAGTGAGACATAAACACTACAAGGTCAGTTCTATTTACGATGTCGTCAGGAATTGCTTCAACTAATAAATCGACTTGAGTCAATGCGTTAGATGAAGTCAAAGTTGAACCTGATACATCAATAACTGAAGGGATATTATCAATCAATTCAATAAATCCAGAGAAGCAAGTATCAGCAGAAGAAGCTTGCCACATTAAGTTCTCTACATATTGAGAGATTTGTGCCACTTTAAGCTCAGAAATCTGGGCCTCAAACGGTACCGTTTCAGGAGTTGAACCTGGAGTTAATAACTGACCTACCCAATAGTTGTTTAAGTCAGCAGGACATAAAGACTCATTTACCTTGTATTGGCAAACAGTTATGTCTCTTTGTGTATAGGTTGTTTGACCTGATGAAGTCCAACCACAACTACCTTCCTGCACATATAATGTTGAGTCAAGTAAGTTGATTGCTTGTGAGCCTTTAATACCAGGTTGTACCTTGATAATTTTTGCAGTCTCACCTTCTAGAATAGCTCTTCTTATCAATTCACCACCAACCTCATCTGTGTAAGTTGCTAATGAAGATAAATTAAAGCCGAAATCATATTTCTTATTCATTTCGTTTTGTTTTTATTTTTTAGTTTATTTATTTTTAGCAAAAGCGTTAGCTCTTGTTTTTACCAATGCAGACAATGCGTCATCTTGATAAGCGTTTAATTCAGCCGCGATGTTCTTTGGTAACTTAATTGGTTCTCCAGCTGGTTCTTTTGAGAACTTGGCTACTTTAGCCTTCATATCCTCATAATCACTTGCCATCTTCTCAATTCTCGTTACAATACTATCTACTTTTTCCATCATAGATTTCTTGAACTCTTGGTCGTCAATCGTGTCGTTTGCTTCACTTAAAGATGGAGCTCCCATTTCTTCCTTTTCAGGCATTTCAGGGTTTGCTTCCTCTATGTTTTCTCTCTCGGTGATTTTGCCGTCTTTAACCACGATTCTAAATACACTCTCATTACCTTCTGTATCTTTGAGCGCTAATTCGTGCTCACCATCGGGTGCTGGAGTTTCATTACCATCGGGACTAACAACATATACATCTTCACCAATATCAAAAGTTGGAGACTTTACAACAGTTCCGTCTTTTAATGTAGCATCTACGAAGTTTTGTGTTTTGTTTTCCATATCGTATTTTATTTCTTGGACTAATCCGTCCTTGATTTTTATTTTGGTTGTATCATCTAGCTCAAACTCGCCATCGGGAGCGGGTAATTGCCCATTATCTGTTATGATATAAATAGGTTCATCAATCGCCAATTCGCCTTCTGTGATGAGTTCATCACCCTTTTCAGCAACCTTATAGGAATTGAACTTATACAATCCAAGTAGTTTATTTATTTTGCGTATAGCATCTTGGTAAGTCATATTACTTAATTTCTTTTAGAATGTTTTTTATGTCTTCAAGGACTTTATGAGTTTCAGCATTAAACTTTGCCTTCTCCAAAAAATACCCTTGAACTGAAAACCCTTTTAGTTTTCCTTCTTTGACTTTCTCCCAAGTGGCATCGTCGGTTACCTTTATAATACACATCCAGGTTCCTTTTGGATAATCCATACCGAATACCTGTTGTTTATCTAATTTAGAATCCTCAACAATCCAACTCTCAACAACATCAACTCCATTTAGAAACTTGCGTCCGTGTTCGATGTTAGTTTTATCCAAGAGTTTTTCTTGCATAAACTTCTGTTGTAGTTTCTTAATTGTTTCGGCTGTAAAATAGACATAGTAGATTTCACCAGTTATTTCATTCCTTCTAATAATCATCTTATCAGGAATCATAGCGGGGCCTGCTACTAATCTTTGTTCGTTGTTGAATACTTCAAACGATACTTCATCTTGACTTGAGAATGAAGACATCTCGTCATACTTTTTTATTGTGCTCTCAACCCAAGATAGAGCTTCCACTCCACCCCAAGCATCCATAGCTAATTTACCACAACCATCATCATAAGATTTGCTAGTTTCCAAATCTACTTTATGTCTTGTGATATAGGCTTTCATTCTCTTTACCGTCTCAATAGAGATGGGTTTTCCTTGAGCTAATTGTTGGGCTCTTACTTTTCCTACTTGAGTCATACAACCTTTAGGATTACCTGATTTCTCAATATAATCTATAGCCGCCTGCGCGTTTTTACGGATAAGTTCAGGGTAATCATCATAGCTAGCAAACCCATCAGTCCTATAAGTTCCATCATCATTCATTTCTTCTTTTATTGGAACACAATTAGGGGTTCCGTCATCTTTTAACCCTATTGGCTCGTACCCTTCCCAACAGGCATCTTCTAAACCATACATATCAGGGTGTTCTTCATCACCTTCTATAGGGTGAGTTTCACACGGCATCCACAATACTTGTGTTCCGTATTGATGTGAATGAGAACCTTTACACCCAATAGCTTCAGCCATAGCCTCCGCATCTTCTCTGTTCTCAAACATTGGTAAAGATGCTAATACTGGTTTCTTAACAACCTTCTTGGTAACTTGGTCTGTATATGGGGCAAGTCCTGAAACATTCTCTTCAAACTTATCTGTTGAGAAACCTGTTCTTGGAGCATAACCCGCATCTTTTGTTGCTGTATTTAATGTATCAGGGCCTGGCATTCCGTCCTCATCTTCAAGTCCTGTTTCATCTAATGTATTATTAACGATTCTACCTTCTGCTTTATACATAAGTTGAACCCACTTGTGACGGCAGTTATAAGAACCTCTCCAAGTAAAAATATCGTATCCATCAGGCCCGACTTCATTTACAGATAAATTAGACATTTCCATTATGTCCTCTATTCTAAAAACTCTTCTTGCCTTCATCATTTCAGCACAGAATGTTCTATTGAGGTCATCTTTGGGGCCTACATACTTATATCTAAATCTAACATCAGGTGTATCTTGTGCTGATGGTTTATTTGGATTGGCTATAATTTGGAACTCTTTTTTTCCAACATTCTTAACTTCACTAATGTACCAACCTTCACTCTCTAATAAACCTTGTGGCTCACCGAATGCGTGGAACATTTGAATAATTTGTGGGATTTTTTCGTCAGCTAAAATATAATGGTTACAATTACCACCATCACAAGGTACTTCTTCTTTGTTAAAGAACTCAAAATTAGCTTCGTGAGCTGGCATTTCTACTAAAGCAATTCCATCAAGTCCTGCTTGTAGGTCTCCATCTTCAATAACTAATTCTATAATTTTAGGAACCATATACTATTAAATATCAATTTATTTAATTTATTCAAAAATTAAAGTGTAGAACGGTCTTTAATGTTTCTATCTAACATTTGTTGGTTAGTCATATCACTAGAAACAACATAAGTTTTGATAGGTGCTGTCTGTGAAATAATGTCTTGTATTGAACCTACTGATGTAGCAGTATTAAAGTTCATAGCCATACCTCCATCAGCAAATCTTCTACCACCTCCTATTTGATTTATTGAGGATAATAAAGGCTTAAACATAGATGTTGATTGTGCATTTATTACACTCTCACCACTACTCAACATAGTAGGGATTAAATCACTTTGTCCTGAACCAGGCCCATAGACCATACCACCTGTCGCCATACCTCTTGGTTTTGGAACTGCAGGCCCATTATTACCTGCTGCTGGTGTTGCGGGGGCGTCTGCTGAACCAGCACTTCCTTTTGCAGCTTT